ACGTGAGAGATCAATTCCTCTACTTTCGAGAAGAGATTTATTAACTGCTGCCTCGGTGTCAAAATAAAGGCAATATCCGTCAGGATTAGAATCAAGAAAGTTTTTGACGACAGCGAGAGAAAAGAAAGTCTTGCCAGTAGAAGACTCCCCAGCAATGGCAGTAATCTTATTCCCAGAAACACCACCAAATATACTACCTGAAACCAATGCGTTAAAGATGTAAGAACCCGTATCCACATAGTTTTCAGTGTCGTCAATGTCGGATGCGAGTTTTGTGTATTCATCCCCAATCTCTTTTACAATCTCTTTTAAAAAATCCATTACATTACAAATCCAAATTCTTCACGGGCAATTTTTTTGTAAGGTCCGCCTGGGTTAGCATCACGGATATCCTTAATCTTCTTGAGTTTTTGATATAAAGAAGTATCTCCTCCAAGAAGAAGAGCACTTACAATAGTTGCAAGTTCTTTGTCGCTAATAGGTAGGTCCATTTAACCGAAAAATAATTCCAAGTTTACAGTTTTTTCTACATTCCACCCAATTGCATCTAGGATTGACTTGAGAGGTTCGACAAAACTCTTTTCAAATTGTAGATCATAATCAATGTATTTGTCAAGGTCAAGTTCGCGTGGAAAGTCCTGGATGAATGAGATAACATTCTCCCGAATAATATTGGGTTTCTTCAAATACAGGAATTTAATTTTTTCCCCGTTATTGATGAGTGAATATTTATTCGTCAAATTCTTCTCCTTGATATAATGATTAAAGAGAAGAGCACCCCGACAATGAATCGGAGTTCCTTTTGTGTAGATTGACGAGTAAGAACGGTATTTTACCACATCTGAGACCGATCTGGGGAAGGCAATTTCTTCAGGAGGAAGTTTCTTAAAATCAGTACGACACTTGTCAATGTACTTAATAACATCTTCTTCAGTGCCACTCATCATAAGTTTAAGACCATCCTTAATCATTGTGCGGCAGGGTGCAGGTGTTGAGGATTTGACTGCCTCAATGCCCATCATCTTCAGTTTAGGTTCTTCATAACGAACACCTTCACTATCCCATACATTAAGAATGTATCGCTTCTTAGCGGTCCAGATACCACGTTCAGCAATGTTCTCACGCTTCATCTGCATCTTCTGGTCATAAGCATTCACATACGTTGCCAGTTCTTCGTAGCAACGGTCAATATACTTTTCAAGTTCCATCTCACAGACCTTATTAAGGAACGTGACAATGCCTTCAGTAGTTTTCTCTCTTCCCTGGTATACATTTTCAACCAGAGGACCCAAGTTAAGATAAATGGAATCGGTATCAGAAGCAATAACATAATCAACATCATTTGTTTTCAAGATCTTATTGATCTTTTGATTCATCTTATTCTCAATCCAACGGATTGAGACTTGACCTGAGAGGGTGATTGCTTCAGCATTAGCAAGTTTATAATAGCGAAAGTATTGATTGCCAATAGCACCATAAGCAGAGTTGAGTTGGATTTTACGCGCCATTTGGATGTTATTACATCTGGCGATTTCCTTCTCAAGTGTTTTAGTTGGAGTCTTTTCATACTGTTGTTTCGCCTGCAACATCTTCTTTTTATAGACGGTTCGATCCTTATAGATCTTATCCATCAGTTCTGGAAGAAATCCCCTCTTGTCCTTTCGATACATTGAACCATTAGCACAAACAGCATTATCGCTGTATAGTTCAAAGTTTATCTCTTGATTAAGGATTCTATCAACTGTAGCTGATGGGTGTCTCTCCTCAAGTAACGTCTCTGGAGAGATGTTGTATTGCATAATAAGATGAGGATATAGAGAGTTAAGGTCAAAAGACACAACCCAATCATACTTTCCCGGAATCGGTTCCTTAACATATGCACCTGCATACTTAGAGTCTTTATCAGAACGAACGATGGGAGGGATTACAATGTTCCTCTTTTTAAGGTAATTGTAGATAATCGTATCCCACATACGAACCTGAGAGAACACATCAGCATAATTTGCTTTAGCATCATATGCCATAACGATTGCTAGTTCAATCAGTTTCATCTTGTCTTCCATACGGTCAACAAGTTCCACGTCAATGATGTTATATTCTACAAACTTTTGCCACCCATTAGTATAGAAGTCTTTGAATGTATCAAACTCAGAGTGATCGAGTTTCTTTTGTCCAAGTTCTACACTCGCAATGTAATCCAGTCGATAGGATTCCTGCGCCTTATAAGTGAACTTCTTATAAAGATTTAGGTAATCAAGTTGTGTAATACCACCAACATCGTAAGAAATATGTTTACGACCCATAATAATAGTCTCACGTTCAGTCACCAAACCCCAAGGTGAAATACGCTTCATCAACTTCTCACCCAAGATCCTATCGATACGACGTACTAAGTATGGAATATCATACAGTTCACTATTCCATCCAGTAACAACTTCAGGAGTATTATCTTCAATCATCCACCAATTGATGAAGTCATTCAGAAGTTCATACTCAGTCCTAAACTGCTTGTAGATAACATTCTGTTGCTTATTATTGAAGGGTCCTTGCCCCCAAGTGCGGATCTGTTTGGTAGTGTAATCCTGCACCGTAATAAGAAGAACTTCCTCTGCAGCAGATTCAACATCAGGGAATCCGTTTTCTGCTTTAACCTCAATATCGATCGTTGAGATCTTGATCTTATTAGTATCAAACTTAATCTCTTCCTCAGGATACTTTTCAGAAATATACTGATAAATGTATCTGTCGTTTCCGTAGATTTTAAAGTTATCTACGCCATCATATCGTTTGATAAACTCGCGACAATCACGAACAGTTCCAGGTTCAATTGATTGAACATAGTCACCTTCAAGGGTCTTATATTTGGTTTTTCCTTTTGACTCAACAAAAAGAGTCGGGTAAAACTTCTCTCGGGTCATGAAATGTTGACCATTTTCATAACCACGGACTAAGAAGTGATTCCCGACCATCTGAACGTTCGTGTAAAATCTCATTCTGTAAGTTTCAAGTACGCTTCAACGATTTCTGGAGTTGGATCTGCGATAGTTAGAATATCACTAGATCTTAGCATGTATTCAGTTTGATTGGAAGCCTTAACCCAAGGTTCCATTTCTTTATCTGGGTAAAATCGATATGGTCTAATTAACTTGCAGTCGGGATCTCCAATTTCTGATGGAATTTCCTCAACTTCACTAATAAGAACATTATCAATATCTACTAAAAGACATTTAATATTCTCAGCCATTTACAACCTCCGTTTCGGATAATGGGACAGGATTAATTTTACTGTTATACATTTCTAGCACACTATCTAGAGGATCACAAATAGTTGCTACAATATCAGTAGTAATAACGAATTCCTTTGACTTAGAAAGAATCATCCAAGGTCGCAGAAATACGTCTAACTCATAATTATTGTTCTGAGTTTCACTCTCAACCAAGAGAGTTTTTTCTTGAGATTCAATAACTTGAGGTTGGGTCAACATATAACCACGAACTTGCTCTTCCTGAACAACTTCTTTAGTATCTGATATTAGGGTTTCTCCTGTTTTAAGGAGTACCATTTTAATTGTCATAATCAAGTATTTTATCTTTTACATTCTACCAAGAAAAAAGAGGGGCGTCAACTGGATTGTGCCAGTTGCCCCTCTGCGGCGACGATATTCAATTTTATTTAGTAGAGAGGATTACTTTTACAAAGTTTAGATACTCTTACCAAACATTCTTCTTTATTTCCATCTTGCTCATAATTTTTTAATCGACTTGCAATGATATCAGCAACTTCAACAAAGTCGTTTTCATCAAACCCTCTAGTAGTAAGAGCAGATGAACCCAATCTTAATCCACTGGTAACAAAGGGAGACTCAGGATCAAAAGGAACTGTATTTTTATTCGCAGTGATATTAATTTCACTTACCAGTTGATCAGCAATCTTTCCAGTAATTCCCAAACTCCTCAAATCAAGTAGAACAATATGGTTATCTGTTCCATCAGATACAATGTTAATACCATTTTCAATTAATCTCTTGGCAAGTGTTTTTGAATTAGAAACGACTTGCGAGCAATACTCTTTAAACTCTGGTTTAAGTGCCTCACCAAATGCAACTGCTTTTGCAGCAATCACATGTTCCAATGGACCACCCTGAGTTCCTGGAAATACTGCCTTGTCTAACCTCTTACCCATCTCCACATCATTAGACATAATCAACCCACCTCTTGGACCTCTCAGAGTCTTATGAGTTGTTGTGGTAACTACATCTGCATATGGAAGTGGTGATGGATGAACACCTGATGCAACCAATCCTGCAATGTGTGCGATGTCTGCTAATAGGTATGATCCAACTTCATCAGCAATATTTCTAAACTTACTGAAATCAATTGTTCTAGTGTATGCAGAGAACCCACAGATAATAAGTTGTGGTTTACATTCCCTTGCAAGTTCTAATATTCTATCATAGTCCAGTCTACCAGTCTCATCAACTTCATAGTGGCAAACATTGAACCACTTACCAGACATATTAACTTTTGATCCGTGCGATAGATGACCACCATGTGATAGATCCAGAGATAGAACAGTATCTCCTGGTTTCAGAAGAGCAAGGAATACAGCAGCATTTGCTTGT